TCTGGCAAGCCAACCACAAGATGAGCACGCTCCAGAAGCTGGCTGTCAATGGCGCGGTTTGTGGCACAGCGTTCGTCAAGCTCCAATGGAATCCGGCGATGGAGCATCCGCGTCTGATCGTAGTCGACCCGGAAACGGTGACGGTGACGCTGGCAGAGGACGATCTCGACAATGTCATCGCTTACGCCATTCAGTACCCGAGTACGGACGAGAAGGGTGAGCCGATTGGCGTCCGGCAACTCATTGAACGCGAGGGCTCGTTCTGGAAAATCACTGACCAGCGCGGCGACGTGCGTGGCGGTACGTGGTACACAGTTGGCGAACAACGCTGGCCGTATGACTTCTCGCCGATGCTTCACTGCCAAAACATGGTCAGCCCGAACGAGTTTTGGGGCATGAGCGACATTGAGGACGACATCATCGAAGTGATTGACAAGAGCAACTTCGTGGTTGCCAGTACCTTGAAAACCTTACGCTTCCACGCTTACCCCAAGACATTCATCACGGGTGCTACATCTTCGGAGGACTTGGACTTCGGCGCGGATAAGACGCTCTTGCTTCCGATTGGCGCGGACTACAAGACGCTGGAAATGCAGAGCGATCTGGCCGCCAGCGTGACGATGTACCGGGAGCTCAAGCAGTTCGTTCACGAGTTGGCGCGTATTCCGGAAGTGGCAACAGGCAAGGTAGAAAGCATCGGTCAACTGTCCGGCGTTGCTCTTGAAATCCTTTACCAACCGCTGATTGAGAAGACCGAAGCGAAGCGCATCACTTACGGCGAGATGATCGTCGAGATCAACCGGCGCGTCTTGGCTTTGGCTGGCTTCGGGGCTGAACACCTGACCGCTTTGCGCTGGCAGGAGCTACTCCCGAAAGACCCGATGACACAGGCAAACGCCGCTTTGCAATTGAAGCAGTTGGGCGTGAGTGTCGACACGCTGTTGCAGAAGCTCGGGCATGACCCGGACGCCGAACGGAAAAAGCGCGAGAAGGAAACCAATCTTGGCAAGAGTATCATGGACGCGTTTGACCGCGGTGGGATTGACCCCGAAGAATGAGCACTGGCATCTTTGGCGTCATAGACGACCACCAAGCGCAGATTCAAAAGCGTGACCGTATCATCGCCAGTGACATGGTGAAGGAATATCGCGCCGCTTGGACGCGCGTGAGAGCGGAGTTGCTGGAGCTTGATCGTAAGTTCTTGGCGGCACAGGCACGGGGCGAAGAGATTGACGCCAACTGGTACTTTGAACGCGACCGACTGGAAACGCTGAAAGACACGATCTACCGCGAACTCTCGTATTACAGCATGATCTTGGAAGCGACTATCCGCATAGAGCAGGACGAGGCACTTCGGAAGTCCGTCACCTTCACCCGGAACATGACGATCTTGGGGCTTGGTCCTGAATACGACAAGCGCGGACAAGCAGTGCGCGTACCCGACGAACAAGAGCTCCGCGACACCTTTCACCGCTCGTCAGATCTGCCGAACCTGATGGAAGGCTTACGCTCGGTTGGAGCGGAACAGGCGCATCAAAGCGTACTCGACCAACTCATGGCCGGGCTTTCACCGCGCAAGGCACTTACCGCGCTCAAAGACGCCTTCGGCAACATTCTCAACCACGCGCTCGGCATCACGCGCAACGAAACGATGAAGGCTCACCGTGCAGGTGCGGAAGCTGTGATGGAATTGAACGCGAACTTGGTCGAAGGCTGGAAGTGGCATGCGCGTATGACGAACAACACCTGCTTCGCCTGTGTCCTCATGCACGGCAAGATCTTTCCGGTTGGCACGGAGCTTGAATCACACCTGAACTGCCTGTGCATTGAAGTTCCGATCATGGTTGACCCGAGTATGATGGGGCACAAGATTGAGGAAGGGTTGAAACGGGAGCCGTCATTCGAGGAGCTTGCGAAGCTTTACAAGCTCACTCCCCAGCAGGTGGACGCGCTCAAGCGGTCTGGCATGGTTGGCTCTGACTATTTCAAGTCGCTTCCCCCCGACGCGCAGATCAAGATGATGGGGCGGTCACGCTGGGTGGCATGGCGAAGCGGACTGCTCGATCTCGACAAAATGGTGCAGGAAACCTACAGCGAGGGGTGGGGCAAAGGCATTGGGCTTGTGTCAATGAAAAGCCTGTTGACGCCAGATCAGCGCACCACATTCACTCGCTTGGGTAGTGAGTATTATCGGCTGGTGACAATGACCAGCCAATCCAGCCCGGAAGGTGAACAGGCGGCGCGGTCACTCTTGGAGCGTTATGCGCTGGCAGAGCCGGGTGTGACGAGTATGCTGAAAGATCTCATTGGCTCAAGTGGTGGAAGCATGGCCGGGATTGATTTCCGGCGTAAGTCGTTCAACTCGCTGGCACGCAAAATCACGACGTGGTTGGCTGGCGATCCTGATTTGACGCCGGAACAGGCGGCGAACGACATCAAAGACGCAATACGTTACACCGGCATCTACTCCGGCGATGTGCTGATGGAGCGTGCTGTGAGCGTGAGCAAGGAACTCCAAGCGCAAGGGTACAAGCTCGAGTTTGTCAAGAACCTGTTCATTCCCGGTGGCAACTATCACGGCTTGCACTACATCTTTGGCAAAGACGGTATCAGCTTCGAACTCCAATTCCACACACAACAGTCGTACGAGATCAAGATGGGCAACCACTACGATTACGAGGTATGGCGAAACAGGTATGCCTCGCGCGATGTAAAAGATCTGACCGACGGCTGGATGATGAAAACTTGGGCTGACTTCGAAGTGCCATACAATTATTCAACCATCAACAATTATCCATAAAGGAGCACGATGACATATCAGTATTACAAGAGAACACTCACGACCGGCGAACTCCGCGCACTCGTCCGCTTGCAAGGCAACCGCGTTGAACACTACGACGGTAAGGACATTTGGAACGGAAACTGGGTTGAAGCCGGACAAGCCTACATGGACATCATCGGCATGGGTGGTGGCTGGTACTTGTATAAGCAGGTAGGCATTGAGGAAGTCGAAGAGCTCAAGCGCGAACTTGACGCAAAGTACAAGGAGCGGAAGCTATTTGCTTTTGCCAAGCGCGGAAATCTTGCACGCTCGTAAATATTATGTTACACTCGTGAAAACTGAATACGACTGACAACAGAACTCACGAACAGCACAGACGTCGGAGGTCGAGCCCAAAAAGCTCAATGACCCCCGGCGTTTTCTTTTACACAGGAAACAATACGTCACACCGACGGTAAACAGGTGGAAAGGAAGAGATGAACGAGAACGAAGGAAACACCCCCGAAAGCGGAACAGCGGAAAATTCTGGTGACGCTACCAGCGCAAAAGGCAAAGTATTTTCTCAGGACGAACTTGACCGATTGTTCGCAGAAAGAGCCAAGCAAGCAGAAAGCGCGCTCTTGAAGAAGCTCGGATTCGAGAACCCGACTGACGCGGAAGCCTTACTCAAAAAGGCACGCGAAAGAGAGGAAGCCGATAAGAGTGAGCTCCAGAAAGCGCGGGAACTTGCGGAAACAAGAGCGAAGCAGATTGAGGAACTGATGACCAATCAGAAGCGGTTAGCAACTCAAAGCGCGATCTTCGACAAGGCAAACAAGCTCGGGATTGTTGACCCCGATGCCGCCTACCGTCTGATAGACCAGGACGCGATTGAGTATGACGAGAGCGGACGCCCTACTAACGCCGAAGCGTTATTGGTGGCAATGCTCAAAGACCGCCCTTACCTGACAGGCTCGAGCTCGAGCGCGATGAATCCCGGCCGTGTTCGCAAGTTCAGCAGAGAAGAAATCGAAAGAATGACTCCGGCTGAAATCAACAAGAATTGGGACGCGATCAAGGACTCACTCGAAAGTGGGCGATAAAGTGTTCCGCTAACAGGAAAGGGATACTATGACTTTGAATAACTTCATTCCGCAGATTTGGGCAGCCCGACTGCTCCAGAACCTGAACGAAGCTCACGTCTTCGCCGGGCTCGCAAACACCGACTACGAAGGCGACATCAAGAATGTCGGCGACACCGTCAAGATCAACGCCATCGGTCGTGTGACCATTGGCTCTTACACCAAGAACACCGACATGAGCGCGGCCGAAACGCTGACCGATGCTCAAACCACGCTCGTCATCGACCAGGCGGATTATTTCAACTTCCAGATTGATGACATCGACCGCGCCCAGCAGAAGCCGAAGGTCATGGACGAGGCTATGCGCGAAGCCGCCTACGGCTTGGCACGCGAGGTCGACACCACGCTCGCCGGAATCCACACCGCCACTCCTGCCGCCAATAAGGTCGGCGCTGATGGCTCGAGCGCGAAACTCGGCTTGGTGCTGACCGCTGGCTCTGCTCTGTACGACTACCTCGTGGATCTGAAAGTGATCCTCGATGAAAACAACTGCCCGGACGATGGACGCCGGTGGGTGGTCGTTCCTGCATGGGCTCACGGAGCTCTGCTAAAGGACAGTCGCTTCATCAACGCCACCGAAATGGGCAACACTATCCGCTCCAACGGCTTGATCGGCAAGGCGGCCGGATTCAACGTCCACCTGTCGAACAACGTCACCGATGACGGACAGTCCGTCAAGACTTACCGCATTATCGCTGGACACCCGATGGCTGTGAGCTTCGCTGGTCAGATCAACGGCGTGGAAGCCTACCGCCCCGAACTCCGCTTCGCTGACGCGGTCAAGGGCTTGCACGTGTGGGGCTACAAGGTAGTTCGTCCGGCATTGCTGGCGACCCTGTATGCCAAGAATGCTGCGAGTTAGGCGGTAATCTATGGCTAACGCAACAGCAATCACTCTGAACAAACTCACTCTCGACACAGCCAAAGCTGACTGTGCCGAGAGTGTACTCGACACCGGAACTACCGCGGTGACGCTGAAGTTCACCCCGACCGGTGACACCCACAATGTCCTGCTGAAATTCCAGAACACTGCAGCTGCCGCCGATACCATGACCGTCAAAGTCAATGCCGGAACAGCACCACCCGCTTTCCTAAGAGCGGCCGGTGATCTGACCATCGCTGTGGCTCAAAACGGCATCGCCTACTTGGTGGTGGACTCCGCTCGATTCAAGCAGACAGACGGGACGATCTCGATCACGAGTACTCCTGCCAGCACCAAAACCCAAACGCTGAAAATCACCGCTTGGGAACTGCCGAATTAATTTGATCTCGGGGTGGGTAGGTTGTCTCCTTCATCCTACTCACCCCGAATCTCAAAGGGAGCGTAGCTATGACAACACGAATAGCGATGACCAGTTTGATTACGCTCGTGCGTGGATTGATCAACGACCCGGCTGGGGTTGGAGCACAATTCACAGACGAGGATATCCAGCAGAACTTGGACGATCATCGCGAGTACATCCTAAACGAAGAGCTCGACCCGCTCCCCCAACCAGACGAAACTACATACCTAAAGTGGCAATCTTCCCGTAAGCATTGGGAAAGCGATGTGATCTTTGTCGATCCTGCTGGCACTGCACTTGTGCCCGATACCGCAAATTACATCAACGGATATTTCACGTTTGCAAGCCATTGTGATCAGGTTTACGCCAACGGATTCTGTTATGACGTTTATGCCGCTTGTGCGATGTTGCTGATGACTTGGGCGGGCAGAATTGAGCAGGACATTACAAAGTTCAGCGCAGACGGCTCGAGCTACGAGTTCGCCGGACAGAAGGACAGTAAGCTGGCGATGGCTTCGGAGTACGCGAAGAAGTCGAAGGCTTACGGCTCGG